ATCGGTGAAGGCTCGAAGATGGTCGTGGCTGGCGACCTTCAGCAACACGAGCGTGGGTTCGAAGAGAACGGGCTCTTGGACCTTTTGTGTCGTCTGAACCCAGAGTCCACCAATATGCGGTGCGTTCAGTTTACGGACGAGGATGTCGTCCGGTCACAAGTTGTTAAAGAAATTCTTGGAATGTATTAGATGAGTGATAACAGGCTGAAAAACGCCATCACTCTCGACTATCTCAAGGGGAACAAGAACGTGTATCGCATATCCAGCCCCGATAAGAAGCATCACGTTCTGGTCAACAAGAACTCTTTGCTTCAGTTGGTAAAAAGCAACTATATTCTAAACTCGAGCACACTGAACCGACTTGTTGGGAAAAAGTTCAGTGGCCATACAGTCAACGCCGTCGCACGATTCCAGAATCACGGACCTGGTCGTCGCCCACACAACTATCCATGGGCATCGTATTTGTCTATGAATATGTACGGAAGGAACGGAAATTACATAATTCCACTATCAAATTACACGTTTGAAACTCTTCAGGGGAACTATGGGATTCAAAAGGTTCGCAACCCCGTTGGGTATACACCCTATCTCATGTTGAAAAACGTGAACAAGAACAAGCTCACGAATGCGAACCTTAGGGAGCTTCGGCTCATGCGTCGCCAAAATACCAAGAATACGGCCGAGGCTCTCAAAAAGGCGAAAAACAAGATCAAGGCGAACGCAAACAAGAGGAAAGCGAATATGCAGCAGCGAGCAACCAGGACTCTGTATCGCGTGATTGTCATAAGCACCAATAATAATAGAGAAACGACTCATCAATTTTGGGTAAATTCTAATGGAGTTAGAATCGCTCCACCTCGTCGTGAGAGTGTAATGTTGAACGTGAGAAAAAACAATTCAGAGATGAATAACGTGTACAACAAACTGAACCAAAACTATTACGTCTACAATATGATGAGGTACAGACGCGTTTAAAGAAATTTTGGGTATATATGGTAAATGAATCCACCACGGTACTGGTACTTCAAGGGTAAGTTCCCACTCCACGTGATTCTGACCTTTTTCCCATATATGAGACGGTCGCAATCTTGTCCCGATTTAAAAATCTTCAAAAATAACAAATGAGTGACAAGAAAGGTTTCGTGTACAACTTGACAGACCCCAATTTTGTTTCAAAATTGATGTCAGTCAATCCAAGGTGGTACTATACATGGGGTCTTCACGGGTCTCCACAGGTCGATCTTCCCTTTGTGCCCATGGCATGGGGCAAAGGGTCTTTGCCGCAGGAAGACTCACCCATCATGCTCGGGTTCAACGAGCCGGACGGGGCGGCGCAGTCGAACTTGACCGTTCAACAAGCACTCACGATGTGGTCACGCGTCACGAGCTACGGTGACCGGATCGGAAGCCCGGCAACGGCCGGTAATCCCACTACATCTGGGTGTTGGCTCGAGCAGTTTATGGACGCCGCCCCCAAAGTGGACTTTATTTGCGTTCACTGGTACGCCCCACCAAATGCCGCCTCATTTTTGAAAGAAATTGATGCCATATGGGCCAAGTACAAGAAGCCCATATGGGTCACGGAGTTTGCTGTTGCTGATTGGTCCGGAAAGTTTCCGGGCGGGTTCGCGGTTTCGCTTGTCGAAACCTTCATGACCGAGGCGTGTGCCGGCCTCGACGCCCGGTCATACGTCGAGCGGTACTCGTGGAAGACCCGGAGCACAGGGGACGCGCACATGGGTACGAGCGCTCTGTTCAACGACGATGGCTCACTTACAGCGTTAGGCCAGATTTATTCTAATATTTAGTTCTGTTAATGGCTATGCAAATTAAGATTTCAGGTTTTAGTCCTGCAATCGGTGGCGTCTTATGGCCGTACCCAACTGGAGGTGACCTGGAAGCTATTCAAGCTATAATATCCAGTGACAAGACACCTGTTATCAGTGATCCTGTGAATGCACTGTTCCGTCCAATCAAGGTTATATGTGATTATCACAAAATCCTCTTGTATTTGGAAGGAGGTATAACCGTGTTCAGAACCGCTCCAGCGACAGAAGGTGGAGTCGTCATCTTCCCACCTTCCGGGACAATTGAAGACGTGCGAATGACTATAGGGCACGGAGAATATATGAGTAAAATTGAGTTTGTCTAAAAACGTGAAGACCTATTTGAAGTTTTTCTTGAAAGCGTGTCCGCCAAACCCAGTTTGGACCCAATTTGGCTCGGACAGGAAATAATTGCGCATAGACTTGAATGGCATACTTGTAGACATGGCGGTGTATCCGAGTCCTCTCAAGTGCTTTTCGACAGCATTCAACAAAATAGGCGCGACCTTTACCCTGTTTGTTATTGGTTTAGGTTTATTACCCTGCATAGCGTTTATTATTCTTTGATTAAGGTTTACCGTTTTCTGAATTCCCTGAAAATGACCAGTCGTTCTCTTGTTCTTCGTCTTGACACCGTTGACCCATATGTGCCCCAAGTAACGCTCGGATCCGTTATTGTTTCTCATAGTCAAAATGAGAGGAACGGCCTGTGATATACCAGCAAAGTTGCCGTTCCAATTTTTATAATTTGAAAAGTTCGACTTGGGGTTTGTTCTATAACCGTAATCCGCTGATCTTTTTAGTCTATAATTAGTTTCTTGTATAAGTTTACGATATACTTCATTAGGTGTATTCACTTTACGCTTCTTGACCGAAGGTCCGTTCAAATTCCTGTTATTGTTACGCGCGTTGTTGTTGATTTTCCTGACTCTGCTTAGCTTTTCTTTTTCGTTTGCAAGCCATTTCCTAAGTTTGGCCTTGTTACTCGTGATTTGTAAGTTGGCCATATACTATGTACGTACAAAAAACGTGTCCTGCCTGGCCTAAAGGAGTGAGACGCTCTAGAGATGACCAAAGCAAAGACACGATGAGCGTCTCCACGAAAGAGTACACCGCTCAGGCTTACATTGACAACCTTCGCCGGAGGCTGGAGGACCCCATCAAGCCTGGGTCTTTCGATATTCATCCCGAGCACCAACGCAACTGCGTCACCACTCTTGAGTGGGCAAACCGGGTTGTCTGTCACTTCATGTTCCATAAGCAGCTCAACCCGGTCATTTACCACACCATCCAACGGCCTGACGGGTTCCGTTACTATGAGAGTTTGGACGGCAAGCAGCGGTCGACAGCCTTCATCCGACTTGTGGAGAACAAGTTTGTGTTCAAAAACGTAAAAAAGCACATGAAAAGCCAGGACGACTACACCAACGCTATGCTTGCCGCGTGCGACGACAAGTACTTCAGCCAGTGGCCCGAGAACTACAAGAGCAGTTTCATGAATATGAGCATCCCCGTGACGGTCTATCACCACACCATGACCAAGACTGAGACGGCGGACTTTTTCAAAGACCTCCAGTATTCTAGCAAGTCGAATGCAGGTGAGACTCTCCATTCCTTCGCCGACGCGAAGGAAATCATCAAAGATATGACTGCCATCATGAAGTACTGTGGAGCAGACCGCATATGGAAACAGCCCGTCCGGGGTGAGAAACTCGAGCGACACCGGCATCTTCACGTCTTCACCTGTATGGCCTACCACTTCCTCAAGGCTCCCGAGTCCAACAGAGACGTCTCCAACGAGGACCTTATCGAATGGGTCGAAAAGGAGGGAGACAACTACAAAGGAAAAATGGGAGGGTTTATTCGCGCCGCCAAGCGGACTATGGACCTGATGGCCACTATGAAGATCGGTCGCGCCAATGCGAAGTGCAAGGTTGTGTGTTTCTTCCTCCTCGTTATGAAAAAGACTCCGGAAGAAACCATCTCGGCCATCCAGAAGAAGTTCGAGGTGACTCGCGATCTGGAGTTCCCCCGCGTCACTGGTCGCCATGACCAAGCCTGGCGACTGTATGTGCACCTGACCAACAACTATCTGTAGTGTGACGTGTAACAAAAACCGTGTTCTGTGTGCCCCAAGCTCGTCTCGACGTCTCCCCAAACCAGACCAAAGTACATGATGGTGTCCAAGAGCCTCCTCAAGACGCTCAAGTACAAGCCGATCCCCAAACTCACTCTCGAGCCCCCGCCGGTGCTCGAGAAGGAGAAGTTGTGTGAATGGGTCAGACCTAAGACTGTGGTTCCCGAGCCAACACCCCAAGAGCTCGTCGCGTGGGCCAAGGCTCGTGCGGCTCAGCGTGTAGACGAGGCGGGAAACCCCGCGGAAGGGTGGGCGGCGCGCATAGCTGCTATGAAGGCCGATAAGCGTTTGTGGTACAGCGAGGAGGATGGGATATGGCATAGGCGGGGCATAGAGGGGTGAAGTGATTATAGTGTAATATATGGAGTGTTCTATTTGCCAAACGAATGTGTCTCCCCTAGACGGGTTCACGACCCGGTGTCATCACACGTTTCACAGAACTTGTCTAGGCCCGTGGTGTAATACGCGCAATTATTGCCCTACGTGTCGCGCTGTCCTCGTCCCTCCCCCGCCCAAGTGTTCCGCCATGTGTAAAAACAATTTTCCATGTGAATTGAGGGCTCAAGAAGGATCTAGGTTCTGTTGGAGGCACCTAAAGACACGAGACGCTGAACACTTGAGACGAAAAGATGGCACTCGAGGAAATCAAGGAAGTTCTGCGGAGGTCGTACAGCCAGTGCGCCACGAAGGAAGAGTTTGAAGAGATGTGGGAGGACAAGTTCAACGAAGTTCGGGACGCCCCTGTACTTGCCGCTGTGAGTGAGTGTATCCGACACTCGTGCTCGGTAACCTTTTGGTTTGTGGATGGACCCGATAGGCTCCGTTTTGCATTCTCTTGTGTTAAACAGCCTCAACCCATGCACACCTACAGGTTCAGGAACGACAAGGGGGCGCTGAATACCGTCGAAGAAAGTGAACTTAACTCATATCTGTATATGATAGTGTCGAATTCCCAAAAGATTGTTGTCACTGACCCCACTGGCGAGGAGCGCATCATCGAACGTAGAGATGATGCCGAATGGAACGACTGGAAGTGGGCGTGTCTCGCCTAAAAAACGTGTCCTGTCCGCCCCAAGCCCTTAAGAACTACAACCTCTTCACAGCCAAACAAGCATGGCTTCCGTACTCAGCATCCTCAACCGTCTCGAGGCGACCAGCAGCCGGCTCGAGAAGGAGGCAATTTTGAACGAAAATAAGGGCAACCAGACGCTGAAGGATGCCTTCCGTCTGGCGCTCGACCCAAGTATCAACTTTTACATCAAGGCTATTCCCGAACTCCCGAAGGATCGCGTCTGGCCAATGACGGACCTCGAGTCCACCTTTGAGATGCTCGAGGTTGGCTTGGCCGGTCGGGTTATCCGCGGGGACTGGGCGCGTGAACGCCTGGCCTTGGCTCTTGGCGCTCTCGAAGGGGCAGATCAAGAGGTCGTGCGCCGCGTCATCGGCCGGAACTTGCGGTGTGGAGTGAGCGAGTCGACGGTCCAGAAGATCTGGCCCGATCTGAAGCTCTCGTGGCCGTGTATGCTCGTAAGCACGGGCACCATCGCCTTCCCGTGCTTGGCCCAAACCAAGTGTGACGGTATGCGGTTCAACGCCGTCGTGGAAAACGGCAAAGTCGCGTACCGGACTCGAGTCGGTAAGGAGCTCGAGCTGTTCGAGGCGCTCGATAAGGACGTGCTCGCTCTCACGGGAGGTCAGGACTATGTGTTGGACGGCGAGCTCCTGATGACGGGGCCCAACGGTGAGACTCTGGACCGCAAAACGGGCAACGGACTCCTGACCAAGTTCCAAAAGGGCACGGGAACCCGGGGCCTGGCCCACCAAATACGGGCGGTCGTCTGGGACATTATCCCACTGACGAGCTTCCGGGCCGGTAAGTGCTCCACCGGGTACCGCGAGCGGCACCTTATGCTCCACGCTCAGAACTTGGAGCGCATCCGGGTCGCCCCTATTTCGATCGTGAATTCTATGGATGAGGCTCAGACCCTTTACCAACAAAAGCTGGCGGAGGGCGAGGAGGGGCTAGTCCTCAAGGATCCCAGGGGCCCGTGGGAGGACAAAAGGGTCAAGCACCAGGTCAAAATGAAGGCTGAGCTTGAGGCCGACCTCATAGTCACGGGTATCCTCCCGGGAACGGGCAAATATGAGGGCAAAATAGGCTCCCTCCAAGTGTCCTCGGCCGGAGGCACAGTCACGGCCGCGGTGGGCACGGGCCTCAGTGACGAGGACCGGTCCAAGGCC